TATTTCTACTCACCGTCTTTCGATAACATGGAGATGATGCAGTTCATTGCAGACGTAAAGCCAGAGTATCGAAAAGAATTTCCTGCAATTACACACATTGATAATACAGCCAGACTACAAGTAGTCACACCTGAATTCAACGAGCCGCTATATAATATCTTAGATGCGTTCGATGGAGTTTTGATTAACACGTCATTCAATGTTCAAGGTAAGCCTATACTAAATAGTATGAAAGAGGCGATGAACGTACTTGACAACACAGGACTCGATCACGTGGTTGTTGAATATGAAGGTGACTACTGGCTGTTTTAATGTGGCATTATAAAAATTTACACTACGATCCAAGTGAAGACGAACTACAAGATTACGTAGGTTTCGTTTATCGCATCACTGAACTTGATACTGGTAAGAAGTATATTGGTAAAAAGTTTTTTTGGGCAACGAGAAAGTTGCCACCCTTAAAAGGTCAGAAACGAAAGCGTACTAAACGTACGATTTCAGACTGGCAAGATTACTTCGGCAGTTCCGAAGAACTCAAGCAACTTGTAGAAAAGAAAGGTCACGATGCTTACCACCGAGAAATACTTCGGCTGTGTAAGACTAAGGGCGAATGTTCTTACTACGAAGCCAAGCTACAGTTCGAATACGATGTATTGCTTCGTGACGATTATTACAATGAGTTTATAGGTTGTAAAATTCACTCAAAACATTTGAAGAGAGACGATGGGCAATATAGCGGCGGCACACTGGGGTCATGATTCCGCAATCTGTTTTTATAAAGCCGACACTCAAACATTTCACACCGTTGAAATGGAAAAGTTGTCTGGTATTAAGCATTTTCGTGGACATGGCAGACATCATCAAACTGTAGATTGGCTGAAAAAAGTTTTAAAAGTTGCAGAAGAAGAATTTGGTATCGAAAATGACTTCGATACTTTTATCATTGGTTCCTGCGATAAGTATCTAGATCCAGAACTTCATGAATTTAATTCTGGATTAAAAGTCAATCCTAAGCACGTCAGAGAAGTATTCAACGTTCGTGAATTCAAAGTAGCATATCGACATCATGCGGGTCATGCGTGGTGTGGAGTTGCGCAGTCTCCATGGGCGGGTAAAAAGTGTGCTGTGTTTACACACGATGCTGGTGGCGATGACGGTCATACATTCATGTGGAAACACGTTAACAATATTTGCATATCTAAACAAACCCCTCACTGGCACAACCCTCCTGACAGAGCGTATTTTGGTCGCTATTACACTGCATCATCTTGTCATGGTGTACATGATATTGCTTCTAAGACGGAACAGTCTTTAGACATTGCTGGTAAAGTAATGGGAGCGGCGGCATATGGCAGGCAATCATCGCCGTGGTATATTGTGGGGCAAAGGCTCTATAAAGAAGATCCTGATACGATTGAATGGATTAATCCCATGGCAAATTTCTTTAAAGCTTGGTACTTGCAGACACAAGAAGAATTAGAGGCAAAGGGAATTCGTGGTTACAAGAATGGTAAACAGTATCTTAATAAAATTATTGCTGAATCGCCTGAGCAATTTAATCCATATGAATTTTGGACATCACCGCTTGGTTTAACTTGGAGAGAACAGACTGATATTGCATTGGGAATTCAGCATCAACACGAAAGAGAAGTCGTAGCGTTTGTCAAAAAGCATCGAGATTTTATTCGAAAGTGTGACAACAAACTTGTCATATCTGGTGGATGCGCGTTGAATCTTCTCACAAATAAAAGAATACAAGAAGAATTAGAAATTGAAGTTTATGTTCCACCAAACGCCCATGATTGTGGGCTGCCTTTTGGATTTCTTATTCAACATTTAGCAGAGATTGGCAACGATGTGTGGAAACGTGGCGTCGATATTACATACTCTGGTCCAAAACTTCATGATAGACATGAGCTTGACAAATACAAAAAACAGTATTATCATGAAGAGATTACAATTTCTGATTTTGCAAAACTTTTGAGAGATGATGAAATCATTGGTTTCATGCAAGGCGGTGGAGAAGTAGGAGCTAGGGCTTTAGGCAATCGATCCATTCTATGTGATCCAAAAGGCTTTGATAAGAAAGACAAAGTGAATATTGTAAAGCGGCGAGAACCTTATCGACCCTTTGCTCCAATGTGCCGTTACGAAGACGCTGAAAAATATTTTGAAGCATACAGTTACGAGAATCTTGCGTACATGAATTTTGCTGTAACGACTCGGGCTGAATATGTGGAAGAACTTGCGGCTGTCACTCACGTTGATGGCACAGCAAGATTGCAGACGGTGACACGAGACCAGAACAAATTCATACATGATTTGCTAACAGAATTTGATGGTGTTTTATTGAACACTTCTTTCAATGTTCAAGGCAAGCCAATACTAAATACATTAGAAGAAGCATTTATAGTACTAGACAAAACGGCACTCGACGGAGTGGTGTACTTAGATGATGATGAAAAACTGTGGCTTTTCAGATCAAAAAAAGCATAAATAATTTAATAACTCAATCGATGTGGTAATCCATGCTCAAGTTTTCTAATTACATTCAACAACTCGACGAAGGCGTCAACGATCCCGCAATCTTCAAAGCAATCTTTCTTGCGGGTGGTCCTGGTTCGGGTAAGTCGTTTATCGTGGGCAAGACTGGTCTCACTTCTATGGGATACAGAGTCGTTAACTCAGACGATGCATTTGAAGCGGCTATGAAGAAAGCTGGCATGGAGATGAGTCCTGATAATATCTTTTCTGTCAAGGGTCAAGAACTTCGTGGTAAAGCAAAGCGTCTCACATCAACAAGACAAGCTGGTTACATCAAAGGTCGTCTTGGTCTTGTGATCGACGGCACTGGTAAAGATCCAGACAAGATCGCAACGCAAGCACAGAAACTTAAAGCACTTGGCTACGACACTGCAATGATCTTTGTTAATACTGATATGGACACAGCCCTTGAGCGCAATCGACAACGTGAACGATCACTGCCAGACAAAGAAGTAGAAGAGTATTGGAAAGCTGTCCAACGCAATGTGGGCAAGTTTCAACGTATGTTTGGTAAGCCAAACTTTCTTGTAGTAGACAACTCAGCGGGTAAGAACTACGAGAAAGAAACGCTACGTGCTTATCGTGACGCTACTAAATTCACTCAGAAGCCTGTGGAGAATGCCAAGGCGAAGAAGTGGATTGAAGACGAAAAAGCGAAAGCAAAAAGAACTTGACAAAACCGAAATTAACGTGTACAATAAGCTTGTGCGCGTCAGGGTAAGAATATATACTGAATAAGGTGAAACATTATGGCGATCACTTCTAAAAGATTAGAAATCTTTGAAATACTAGAAAAGTTCGAACAGGCTAAGAATAAGCAAGAGCGAGTAAAAGTATTGAGACAGAACGATATTATGCCTCTGCTAGATGTACTGCGAGGCACATTCGATGAAGCAATTCAATGGAATCTTCCAGGTGGTACGCCTCCGTACACACCTAGCTCTGAAGAGTCACCTCCTTCGACTCTTCTCAGACATCATCGCAACTTCAAATATTTCGTCAAAGGTTTGCGCGAAAGTAGCAAGCTTGGCCCTATTCGTCGCGAGCGTATGTTTATCGATATGCTCGAGGCGGTACACCCACGAGATGCAGAAATTCTCATCTCAATGATCAATAAGAAGAGCCCTGTGAAAGGATTAACTAAGACAGTCGTAAAGGAGGCATTCCCAGAGTTAATCTCAGCATGATTATGATCCAAGTAAACTAAAAAAGGAACATTGCCTATGGTAGAATCCAATCAAATTGAACGCTTGAGGAAAGACTCAAGAGAACTTGGACATTACATTCATAAATTGCAAAAAAGAGGTAAGACAGATATTGCCTATAAAATGGCTAAGAAACAATCGTTTTTAGAAGCCGCAATATCGCAAGTCGAAACTCGCTTAAGGGGGTGATCCTTATCTAAGGTGAGCCTCGGCAACGGGGCTCATCACTTTAGATTGGACTACTAGGAAAAAACATATGCCGCTGTACACAATGAAGAACACAACCACCGGAGAAGTTAAAGACATGATGATGTCTATCTCTGCGATGGAAGAAATGAGAGCCACAGGAGACTGGACACAAGTCATCGGTGCACCAAATCTCGTTACACACACAGGTAACATGATTAACAAGACTTCAGGCGATTGGAAAGATCATCTTAAAAATATCAAGAAAGCCTCTGGTACTCGTGTAAAAAATTCTATTAATGTATGATGACAAATAAACAGCGGAACGAGTCGATGCATATTCGAATCGACGATCTCATTACAATTGATCCTATCACTGATCGCCAAAAGCATGCCTTTGATGCATGGAGAGATGGCGACAACATGGCTCTAGTTGGCACAGCAGGTACAGGCAAAACATTTCTTGCCATGTATCTCGCACTAGAAGAAGTGATGGATAAAAGTTCGCCTTACGAATCAGTCAAAATTATTCGATCAGTTGTACCCACACGTGATGTTGGCTATCTGCCTGGTACGATTGAAGAAAAACTCAACGCATATACAGGACCATATCGAGCAATCGCATCTGAGTTGTTTGATGGAGATGCTGGTGCGTACGACAAGCTTGTACACAACAAATATATAAGCTTTGAGTCAACGTCATATATTCGTGGTGTGACGTTCGACAATTCTATTGTAATTGTGGATGAAATGCAGAACTTAAATTTTCATGAATTAGATTCTGTTATGACAAGGATTGGTCATTGTTCTAAAATCATTTTCTGTGGCGACTACTACCAATCTGACTTTAGATCCGAAAACGATAAGAAAGGTATAAATATCTTTCTACAGATAGTTGAACAACTGAAGCACTTTTCTGTGATCAGTTTCAACTGGGAAGATATAGTAAGAAGTGGTCTTGTAAGAGACTACATCATGACAAAAGAATGGATGGAGATCCGATGAACAGAGAAGCAGTTTACGAACAATTAAAAATAGACGAAGGAGTCGAGTATGTCATCTACAACGATCACCTCGGTTACCCCACGTTTGGAGTTGGTCACCTTATCCTCGAAAGTGACCCGGAACACGGACAACCAGTTGGTACTGGAGTTACGGAAGAACGAGTTAAGGAGTGTTTTGACCACGACCTCGACCTCGCCATCGGAGAGTGTGAACACTTATACGGCGCAGGGGAATTTGGAGACCTACCAGACGAGGTCCAGCAAATCTTGGTTAATATGATGTTTAACATGGGTCGTACCCGACTGAGCAAATTTAAGAATTTCAACGCCGCTATTGCAGAAGGCGATTGGAAACGTGCCGCCGTTGAAGGGCGTGACAGTCTTTGGTATCGTCAGGTCACTAATCGCGCGGAAAGACTAATGGAGCGAATGGAGAACGTTTGATCATGGCTAAGTACAGCCGATTTGATTCCCGAAACAAAAAGCGTAACAATCATAAAAATCGTTACTTAGATAGAACCAATGCAAAAGGCAAGAAGCGTCAATTCAAAGACGATTATACTACCGAGCAGTGGTCAGAAAAGTACGCAATGGAGAAAGCAATCTCGATTGACTTATATTAGATGAACTTTGAACTGTATCATGATCCCATAAAGAAACACCCTTATCTCTTCACCTACGGCACAGAAGTCGATTGGAGAGGTACTCCTGGAGTTGGGGATATACTCTTTGGATTAAATGCAGTTCATATGATGGTTCATCTAATACGCAAGCGCCGTCCGCTTGAGCAGATGACGATGAATGTTTTTTGGGAACATCCTGAAGATCACTTACATCACTTCGAAGATCCTGAAACAATCATCGAGCGAGCCGAGTATCTTCATAATTTTTATTATGACAAAGACGCAGTGAAGATGAACCACATCTTTGACTCCACTGACCACGAGATCACTAAACTACGGCACAGAGGATTTCAACGACAACGAAGTCCTCTCGCTGTTCTTGACGGTATCCCTTCTTGGGTATTTCGCGAAGATGTTTGGACTGATCCAGTAGAAAACAAAGTTGTCTTTTGGCGACCTTTGTTCAACGCAGAAACTCCACGTGGTTGGAAACGAACTTTCTTTCCCGAAGACTGGGAAAAGATTATTCATATTTTAGAAATGAAAGGCTTTAATCTCGTTGAACTAACATATCGCACACCAGTTCGTGAAGCCATGTATCACATACGCACCTGTCGTTTCTGTATCTTCTATGATGGTATGTGGCAGTACATTGCTCGCAATCTGTGCAAGCCTGTCATTGC